TGCAAGGCCCAATAGCTTGAATTCCATGGCTACGCCCGAGCTATTGCCTGCGAAGTTTTCATCTGTCAAATTCGGCACATGGCTGAATGTGTAGATGTCTTCTTTCAAAGCCTTACGCAAAATTTCAGTCGCGTTTTCGTCCAGAGCATTTTTCAAGAAATCAGCTTTGGCATCTGCTGGCAATTCCAAAAGGCCTTCTTCAGCAAGGATGCTCATTGCTTCTCTAGCATCCTCCAGGTTATCAGCCAATTGCGCGCCGTACAGAACAAGAATAGACTCGACTGCTTGCTCCTTGTCATTGACTCGGTTACCCATCAACGAATTATAAGCATCAATCAAGCTGATTTGTTGCTCGTAGTCACCAATCGCAAAGTGGTTGTTACGGTATTCGATGATTGGGATTTGCCCGAGGTTGTGAGGTTCTACTTGCTCGTTCCTGGTTGTTCCCATGCTCGAATCACGCAGCACAATGTGATAATGCAGATTCTGAGTAAAGACTTCTGCTTGATACTTAGTAGCATCTTTCGTGTCGTCTTTGATTTCATAGTAGTAGACCGCAAACAAAGCCTTGCGTTCAATGCTATCATCGTAAACGATGAATACATCCTCAGGATCTACGCTAGTCGAATCAAGTTCAGCCAGTCCTTCTTTTGCATAGATGTACTCGTAAGCACGTCCATAGATAGCCATGTTCAGAGCGTTCTGCGCATCTACCTGGTCAATCTCTGCACCATCAAAAGCTACAAGCAATGGCTCGAGGTCACTACCAGCCGTATTGTTATACTTGATAGGATTGCCCATGAAATAGCCAGTAGACGTGTCTGCGATGTCCTTTGCGTGATTGGCTACCGTCTTGTAATTCGGAGCATTCTTGTTTCGTCGCTCGTGATTCAAAATAGCATGTTCACCCAGATAGTATTTCTTCAATTTTTGCAAGCGACTGCGTTCTTGCGTGTGTTTTTGAATCAGCTTGTAAATCAATTTCTTGTTCAAAGCTGTTTCGTCATATCCATCTCGTGGATAAGTAAAAATTTGATACATTTAATTCCTTTCTATAAGCCGTATTTGGAGCGTCTGCGGACGGTTGCTTTCGGCTGTGAATGTTGTGAGTAAATCGCATAACGCACAGCATCCAGTACGTCATCATTCTCCTTTACTGGCTCGCCCGTCTTTTCATTCCAGATATACTGATAGACTTCATCTTTGAACTTGCTGACCTTGTTTGATACAAAAAAGCGCCCAGCCTTCATCAGCTTGGCGACTTCTTCAATTCCAGACAAGACTGACTTGTTAGCGTTAAAGGTTTTTAATTGTTCTCTCTGAAACCTAGCTACGTGCTCAGGTCGTGCACTATCTGCCCAGAAAGTGATATTGCCATATCGTTCTTTGATATCCTTAGCGAGTCCTACCCAAAAGTCTATCTCTTTGTACTGGTAAGCGTGTTCTTCTAACAGATAAACCAAACCGTCAGACGTTTCTCCGATAACAACGATAGAGCCATAGTGCTCATATCCCCAGTCGACACCAGCGTATATCTTCGTGATATCCTTTGGCATGTCTTCTACAAACATTTTCTCGCTAAAATCACGATAAACAACGCCTTCACCAGTCACCCAAAGACCAAGGATATCTCTATCGTAAAATACACCAGCTGGCGTAGCATTTTTGATATTCTCGCGGTATCTATCAGACATGAATGTATTATCGTCTAACTTGAAATGAAAGTCGATAATCATATCATCACCAGAGTTGATATAATCTCGTCTGAGCCAGTGAGTTGGGATATCTGGGTTACTATCCCAAACAATCCGTGCACCCTCTCCCGAACAACGTGAAATGATTTCTTTAAATACCTGTTCATTAGCGAGTGACGCCTCGTTTATGTAAGCTCCAAAAGCAGTAAATCCACGAGCACGTTTTAGTCCTGAAATTGACCCAGTGTAGACTTGAATCACTTTAACTCCACAAAGAGTAAACGATCCGTGCTTGTCGTATTTTGGCTCAATATCAAACATGTTATAAAGTTCTTGTATGATATTATTTTGTATCGAAGTTGAAGACGTCCCAGCTAAGATGTACATCGGTTCATCGATGTCTAACTTATCAGCTGTCTCTCTCACTCGTGCGATCTCATTCATGAAAACCATGTTGTTTAGAACAGTTTTACCTGAACGTTTCGCACCATGAAGACCGCAAATAAAGAAATCATCGTTCAAAACTCGTCTAAGAACTTGCTCTTGTTTTTGCGTGAACTTACTTGTCATTGAAAGCACCTCTCAAAGCCTTAGCAAACTCAACAAGTTTGTCATTTTGTTCATTATCCTCGCCGATTTGAGTTTTGAGTTTTTCGATTTCTAGTTTCAGTTTTTCATCGATCAACTCTAAGTCGTGGAAAGTCATATTGTTCATACCTTCCAAAGCTGCGAGGAAAGCGTTCGAGTTAGCTTGTCTGATGCCATCGTTCTCTATGCTTGCCCTCGCTTTATTTTTGAGCCATTCAAACTCGTTGAAAGCCTGTTCTCTAGACCATAGAGACATGTTCGAGAACTGTTTTAAAAGCTCGCGATACCTCACCAAAACCTCACCATTTTTCAATAGTTCACTGGCTTTGTTGTCAACTACATTATCACGCCATTTCTTAGCGGATGGATACGCTTGTCTATATGCTTGTCTTTGAGATAGTCCGGAGATTATCCCTTGGACAAATAGCTCTTGTTTTGGGGTTAATTTATCCACTCACCGGACTACCTCCTTTCTGACAAAATAAAAAGCCACTCAAAGAGTGACTTAGTGCAAGCAGACTACAGACTTGCGTGTGTATTAAATTTTGACTTCTTTTTTATTTTTTGTAGTCATTTAAAACCTCTGAGGGAATCAAACCCTCTAGCTTATAACTTACCTAGGATATAAGTAGCTACGCAATCATGCGAGGTCTAGTCGCTCCGCAACCATTTGTAAGTTAATGAGTGATATATGAATGCTAAGCCTACTGCCTACCCCATTTTGGGACACAAACACTCAAAGGAGAGTGTGGGATTTGAACCCACGGACCACACATAGGCGACCACCCGTCTAGCAAACGGGCGCATTCAACCTGACTCTGCCAACTCTCCATATCAAGGGAAGACTTACTGCCTTACCCTTAATTCTTGATGATACTATAATAGCACGATTGTTAGACCAGTGCGCTTCAACCTAGTTCACATTAGTTCGCTTTTATCAACTACAGCACCCAATTCACGGATTGCATCTTTCTTCTTTTTGTAAAAAGTAGTCTTACTACATTGTAAAAATTCAATCATATCATACACGCTTGCTTTCTGAATATAAACCATCCTTAGAATTGTTCGACTTGCAGGCTTAGGCATTTTATCAATCAATTTACTGAGCTCAATTCTGCGCTGGATAGCTTCAGCAGTTGCTTGCTTCATGTACTCTTTCAAGGAATCTTGCATGCTAAAAATATCGATGTAACGTTCATCTAATCGAACCTTCTGACCACCTTGAACCTTATCCATGCTCATTTTAGGGCTAGAAAGTAAACTAGCTTCAAGATTAGCAAGCTCGTCTATTCGATTCTGTATCTCTTCATCCAAATTCTGTAGTTCATCAAGTAACTCTTTAGCCTTGTTCACTCTCTATCTCCTTTGTGATATAATAATAGTGTTTGAAATTATTGCTGAGGTAGAGAGTGCCTTGGCTTTTTTTGTTTTACAAAAGGCTCACTACAATCCACATCAAAGCCTAATTGTGATTCTATTTATCATTAACTACCATTCAATCCCCCTTTCTACTCTTTTTACTAAGCAATCACTACAAATACCATTTTGAAATACACAATCATAATCTAACTTGTCTTTCAAAAAGAAAAACTGTTTACAATCTTCACAATCTAGCTTGTTATCCATTTATTTCTCTTTCTAAAACTGTTCCGATTTTCTCGTTATAGTAACTAAAAATCTTGCTTTGGTTCATTTTAATTTGTGTGATATTGTCTATAAAAAATTCCAAGTCTGCACTCATTTCATCCAACAACTTAACAACCTTTAACTGATATTTCATATCAGGGACGTCAATCGTTAATTTTGACAATCTAGCTACTGATAAACCTGGTTGATTATCTCCGTCTGCGTACTGCTCTATTTCTTCACGCTTCATCAACAGCCAGTGAAATAAATATCGCTTATCTATCATTTCTTTTGGTTCAACTTTAAAGCTAGCCTCTTCCATCCAAAATGGATCTCGATGAAAATAAACTGCACCAACAGTACCCTTACGAGTCAAGCGGATTGTGTCGCTCTCACAATTGAATTTATCTGTAGTTCCCTTTGCATTCATACCAGCACCATAGATAAAATAAGATCCATCTGTCGCTTTCGTTCTGGTACCTGGAATTAAGTCACAAACGTCTAGTAATCCATACTTTGTTATCTTATCCGGTTTCATTCTAATCCTACTGCAAAATTGTACATCAACAAGTAATCATCTAAAACCTTATGGCATCTCGTTATGAAAGATTTTAAATCAATATCTTCGTTGAAAAACTGAATCAATATCAATTGACTTGCTAAATGTTTTTCAAGATGATCAATTGCCATCTGGTCTAATTCAGCATTTACTTGGTCAATGTCTATTTCTTCTTTCTCGACTGGTTTCTTAGGTATTACCCAGCTAAAATCTGAATCTAATGTATCAGATTCTTGATATTCAATCTTTTGGGTCTTACAGTCATAAATCTCTTTTGAAATTTCAGGACTGTTTTTTTCTTTGTCAATGACTAAGAAAATCACATTGATAGATATGTCTTCAAATCCGTTTTGAATCTCATTCAACTCAACAAGATTATTACCAACCAATTCCCGCATCTTCTTTTCAGATTGACGGTATGCAATTCCAGGGAACATGATATAGAATCCGTATCGCTTCGTATAAGTCAGCGACTTCAACAGAAAAATATCATCAACAACACCTGATTTTTTCCAAGGGTATAGTTCTTTAATAGCCTGTTGATCCTCTTCTGGTAAATCTTTCAATTTCAGAGAGTAAGGCGGATTCATTGCAATTGCATCTACTTGTACATCTGATTGATATGTAAAGAAACTCTGATTATGAACGACTGCGTGAGGGAAATTTGTTTTCAATGCTTCGCAACTTTCCTGCTGAATTTCTACCGCATGAAAATCGGTCATACTGATAAACTGTTCTAGTTGCCCGGAGCCTGCAGCTCCATCGAAGACGGATATATTTTCACCGCAATATTGCTTTGCTTTTTTAGCTAAGTATTCGCGCAAAGGCTTACCAGTCACGTACTCGGCAAATTTATTGGCTTTCTCGCGGTTATTGTGTTCCACGAACGTCATAGCATCACCTCATCTCCAACTTTCACATTATCAAACACTTCCTTCGTGACTACGAAAATGCCGTAATCACGAATCGTAAGCGTGTATAGCTTGCCATGTCGTCCTTTCTCGACGACTCTACCTTTGATTTCGGCGCCTTGATTATCAGCTTTATAGATAACCATCGGATTCTTCTTTTTTAGTTCTGCAATCCTGCCCATCTGCCAGACGTTCAACCCAGCTGATAGCAGAATCCAGATTGCAATGAATCGTTTCATGTCTCCTCCTCAAAATAAAATTTACCATTAAAAGGTTTGATTTCAATGATTCCATAATCTAACCCAAGTCTTGCTATAAATGGCTTGCTGATTCTTTCATGCAAGGTAGACATCTGCTCTCTGAATTCATCTAACAGAAGAGTAGATTTGTAGAAATTACATTGATAGCACGCTGGCATATAGTTTTCAAAACTATCTTCTCCACCTAAATAGTGAGGATGCAAATGATCCACTCTTAAAGTTTTTAAGTCCAAAACCTTTCCACAATAAGCACAGTGACCACCATACTTATCTAAAACTTTTTGTCTAGTGGTTTTAGATATGCTTTTTCGTTTCATTCTGTGACCTCCTCAATCTATATTTCTCTCAAATACTCGTTGAAAAGATCTTCATCAAGGACTCCGTTCTCAATTAGATTTTCAACTGCGATTTCAATTTTAATCAAACGATTCAATTCTTTGTTAGGCAACGTAGCCATAATAACTTCTTCCATCACTCCACCTCCACGGTTTCAAATAAAGGACTGTTGAATACTTCGCTGAATCCAGCTTCTTCAAGTTCTTTGCGGGTGTGATGTGCTCGATATCCATAGAAATTTTCTTGATTATAAAACAACCAGACTCCACCAAAATTATAGTTGAGATAACATTTTTCTTTTTCAATACCTTTCATCTTCACCAAATACCGCTTCTCTTTCTCGACTGTGTATCCGTCAAGCCAAGCTCTAGCGAAAGTTTCTTCGTTCTTTTTGATCCATAATGTTAATTCAATGCCTTGGTTATTTGATTTCAAAAAACTTGGAGTCATAGCAAGATAAAGAGAACTTGTAAGATGTTCTTTACATACTTCAATCCAATCCGCCACAAACTGCGGTATCACTGGTTTATTCAATTCTTGCCGAATCTTATCAGCATCTTTCAATTGATTGCCAACCCATTCTCCCTCAAATTTACCTTGCTCGTAACCCTCACGATATTTCACTGAACCGTAGTCGTTACCTAATTCTTTAAGGATGTCATTAAGCTATCTTGTCTGGGTTGTTGGATCAAACCCTCTAATTCGACGAACGACATCTTTTAACTTAAAAGGCAACGGTTCTGGTTCGTCTAAAGACCGTAAATCTTTCAAAACCAAATCAACCGAGGTCATTTTTTTCTTGCTAGCTTTAAATTTTTCATAGCGTTCAATTAGTCCCTGTATGTTCATTCTCAAACTCCTCGCTTTCAATTTTTCTAATATCAACAACGTCTTCAAGATGTTCTCTTGAACACCACTTGTTTTTTATACACTCTCTAATAAAATTGTTTTTATAAAAACAATGTTCTATGTAAGCAATTGGAAATAATAAGGCAATAAATGGCGCACACACAAGTAGAGACAAATAAATTGCTACTCTTCCAAATTTTGAATCAGCAATATACTCGTAAAACTCAATAGGCCCGTTTATTTTTCGCAAGTGCCTGATAAAAATAATATAATTTTTTCTTTTCATCCTTCACACCGCCTACGCTGATTTTGGTACTAATTTCGTTTGCTTCATCCATTCCTTGGCTATATCCCAGACTTCAGCTGGTACATCTTGGTTATACTTGCCACGAAATTGGGCTATCTTCCCCTGCCTTACTTCGAGTGTGTAAAGAGGTTTTTTAGGTTGATTTGACAGGCGGACAAACACTATTAAGGTATTACCTTTAAAATGCTTGTCTGTGTATGAGCTTACGCAATGATGTAGTTTCTTGCCCTCATAGATCAGCTCAGCCACTTTTCTAGGAACATGGAATGCGTATCCATTGATTGTCTTATCCATTCCTTCTCTAAGTTTAAACTCAGCTTCAAGTTGCTTGCGTTTCTTCTTATCTTCCAGTTTTTGTTTTTCTTCGACGAATTGATTGTATAATCCAACTGTGTGGTTATGCATGGCCGTGAAATCCTTTGGAACAAGCATAGCATCACCTTCAGGCTCAATGCCCATTTCTCGTAGCATCTTGAGATAGTCAAGGTATTCATTGAAGTCAATATGATTCTTGATAACCCAATTCTGAAACTTATTGATCCCGATACCTTTCGGTATATGCTTGATATCGTGGTAGGTCAGATAAGACTCAATGCCAGGCACTAGTTGGCCGTTCCGTTCTTTTAATCGACGGCTCAACTCAAATTCATTAAAACTACGATTTGAATTCTTGAAAAATTGTTTATTCTTCTGAAGCCATCTGCGATTCAAGGTTCGCATATCTACGTTTTTGGTGAATCCAGTGTAACCTGGATTCATGATTTCGTTGGCCAATTTGTAAGCATGAATTTTCTGAGCGAATTCAATTTCAAACTTGTATTTGTAAAGCCGTTCAATTTCCCAGTAATCGATGTATCCAAACTTCAAATATTTGAGCTCAGATACTTTTCTAAGTCTCTCAGCCCAGTTGTTTGGATAAAAAATATTTCCTGTGTAAAAACCGCCACTAAAGAAATTGGCGAATAGATACGGATAAAATTGTCCGTTGAAATCTTGGCCAATCTTTATGTGTTTGTCATTTTCAAATCGTTCTAAATTAGTAAGTTGAAAATCAATAAATTGTTTCCCTTCGACTAGCTTCGAGCTAAATTCATAAGATTGAATCTCGATGCGTTTAGACGTGCTGAGAATGATTGAGAAAAAGTAGGTCTTGTCATAAAAAGTAAGCCGTGATGACTTTGTCAGTCGTTTCTCGATACAATGACCAAGGTTCAAATCTGAAGCGATTATGGTCTTGTCCTTATTGGTCCATTTGTACGTTGTGATTTGCGAATAGCACCAGCTCCAGAAGTTTGCAGGTGGTTTCAATCGTCTATCGGCTTCTCGCTTGCATTGTTCATGTTTCATTCATCCAAGAAATCGAAAATGCTCATTTGCTTTTCGACTACTCCTTTCTCTTTTTTAATTTTAGGTTTCATGATGACATCATCATCTGGACCAGCGCCTTTCCTAATTTTGGCGACATCAACCTTTTCTTCAGGAGAACCCTGAGATTTGTCTTCCTTTTTCTTCTTGACGGGCTCAACAGGCACCTGCTTGATGTTAGATACTTGTGAATTTGAGATAAAATATTCTCGAACCCATCTGAAGACAGTAGCATCATCGATACAAGCGACTCCGTTTTCAGCAAATTTACGGGCTTTTTCTTTAGCATGGCTTAAAGCACACTTCAGAGAGTATCGCTCTTTTAAGATTCCTTTAAATAATTCCTCATCCTCCTGATCGCATATCCAGTTATGAACACGGTCAAGTGAGTTATCATGTGGTTGATTTAATTCCTCTAGCAACTTCGCCAGGGCTTTTTCTTTGATTTCATTCATATCATTTTCCAAAAAATGCGACTGCCTTTGTGAGTTTGGCTAAATACGGGCAGTCGCTCGTCCAAGGTCACATAACCTTTACTGACGCTTTCTAGTTCGCAGTTTTACAAGAATGCCCGGCTTGTTGGTTTTTGAATTGTTTCCAAAATGGAAATAGTTGGTTTATTTAATTAGTTCATCCAATTCCGTCTGCGTCAACGGCTCAATACGTTGATAACCTTGTACAGTGTAGTTTTTCTTGTATTCAAAACCCAAATCCGCAAGGCTATTTTTGAAATAGTCTTTTTCTTCCGTGTCAACGAAATACACTTCCAAGGTCATTTTTTGGGTATATCGTTTTAAGCCATTTTCAGCCCCTCTGACGGCTTCTTGTTGGTTTTGGGATAATTGCCCACTATCTAAGATTTTGCCCGTTTCTGGGTCAAATTCTTGCGTTTCCTCGTCGATATGACAGCCAATGATTGTTCTAAACTCTGGATGTTCATTTTGTTGCTGAGCTAAAACTTCCTCACGTTCTCGTTCAGCTCGCTCTTGAGCCAATCTCAATTCTTCCTTTAGCTTTTCAAAAGCGTAATCTGCCTTGATTTGTTCCAACACTTCAACTAAAGTCATGTCTTTCAACATCCGAATATATGGTTGGTCTGTCATTCCGTAATCAGCACATTGCCCTGAGATTGCCGATATAGTTTTCTTGTACTCTTCTTGCTTCTGATACTCAAATGTAATCATGTCATCAAGCGACTTCATCGTTACTTTCTTGAGTGTCACACCGTCAGCCATGAAATCGCCTGCCTTGATGTACTCAAGAGCTTTCTCGTCAAATAGACGAGGGTCAAGCATGTATTCTGACGCCTTATTTGTAATGTAACCCTTAACAGTATCCAGTCTGAGTGCTTTCTGATGGTCTTCAAACTCTTTGACGTCTTTCGCAATCTTTTTGATAATACCGTCAAGCGGTTCAACCTGCTCTGTGATGTATTCGTTGAAGTCGTCAGCAGTTTTTGACAAAACCTTTTTGATTTTGATACGCTCATCAGATATCTGCTTGAACAGTTTTCTTAGATCAGCTAATACCTGCTTATCGTCCTTGATTGTTGAAGCGGTAACTGTGTAATTCCGGTACTTCGTTACCACCTCTTTAATATTTTGTTCAAACAACTCGCGGTCTAAAATCTCAACCTCTGCCTGAGTGATACTTACTTGTAATTCTTGCATGTTAGTACTCCATTTCTTCTAAGAGTTCGCCTTGCAGCGGTTCGTATTCAAAATCAGAAATTTCATCTTCTGGATAAGTTGATGATTGGGATTTCTCCTGCTCGCGCTTCATCTCTTCAATCTGAGCCATTTTTCTCATTCTCACTTCTTCTTGAGAATCTTGTTGAGTTACATCAATAGGTGCTGCTTGCTCCATTTCTTCGCTCGTGTAGAGTCCGCCCACGTCTTCAGAAAAGGAATCACGAACTGCTGCAACGATAGCGACTTTTTCAATCATTTGCCCTGGAGCTTTCTGCCACCAGTTTTTTCCAGTGTTGTATGCTGACAACTCTACTTCGCGATAAACTGGTCTAGTTCTATCTTTGCGATAGACCTCACACCATCCACCAATTAGAGTGCCATTTTTCGGCAAGATAACGCCTTTTTTATTTTTCAATTCTCCACCTGCGTCTTCGTAGATAATCCCACTTTCAAATCCGTCATAATTTGGATTTTGTTCAGCTCGTTTCATGAAGGCATCCTTTGAAACTACGATTTGAGCTGGGTTGTTCCCGTATTTAATAAAATAAACTTCTTTTGTGAACGGGTTTAAATTACGATTTTTAACAATAGCTAACAATGTCTGCAATTCCTGCGGACTTGCTTGATGTTTTGGGTCGACGAAATTTCTCAAGGTTGCTCCGTCAAGTTTTTGTAAGTCTGTTAAATATGCGCCTTTTGTTTGTGTTAGTTCGTTTGTCATTTTCTTCTTCCTTTCGTTCTCTTTAAATTCCAATTTTCACGCTTCAAGCGTCTGTTTTCGTTTTGCAATTTTAAAATAATATTTTGTTGTCCGTTTATAATCTGCCCAAGCTCTCGGCCAAGATGAATATACTCGGCTCTCCAATTGTCTATTTCTGCATGTAGTTCCTGGATCATATTTCATCACCTACATATCGATACCGACCGCACCCAATATACACATACTCGCTTAGGTCGAGTTCTTCTCGTTCTTCGGGCGGTTGCATCATGTCCCTGTCATAATTAAACATCTGTCACCTCTCATGCTGATTTCCAATAATCATCCAAATCAACAGCCATAACTGCTGCAAGGTTCTTTTGCTCCGTCAAAATCTGTCTGCGATAAGGTGCCAGTCCAGCTTGTCGTTCCTCCTCATTTTTTGGAAGATAATATCCGCTTGGTTGTGTTTTCTTCGCAACAATTGGATGTTTAAAATCTACTCGCAAACTCTCAATCACTTCTTCAAGGCTTCGTTTTGATAGACCTGTTTCTTGTCTGATTTTTTCAGCTTTGATAGGTTTTTCAAACGTTGCACGGTTGATAATCAAATTCAATACATTTGTTTCAGTTTTACTCATTTCTCTACTAACTACCATGTTTTACCCTCTCAAATTTCTAGGCGCAGGCAATCCAACCAATTCAGGCTTCAATCCTTCTGGTCGCTCGTTGTCAAATGTGAAGCCTGAAAATGGTCTGCGGATGTTCTCGCGAATTGCTCTGCGTTCTGCTTCACGACCTTTCGCAAAGGCTTCTTGACTTGCTCGGATGATGTCTGTATCATGCTGCTGTTGCATTTTCTTTTTTTTCCACATTCGTTCTTCTCGATTGTGAACGTGGATTCCTGCTCCGAGAAATCCGATTAGCAGTGCGCCAACTCCTAATAATTGGCTAGTCAATGACGGTTCAAACATTTTGCATTCTCCTTTAAAATTTCAATTGTTTTCTTCAAGTCCGCGATTTCTTGATTCGCTTTTTGAAGCTTTTCTTGTGTCTCAATCAACGATTTGTTGATGTCCAAAGCGACTACCTTCCAGTCAAGATTAGTTTCTTCTACATCTTCCGAAAAATAGTTTTTAATTCTTGCTAGTAATTTCATGCTATCCTCTCTTTGCTAACTGGCTTTGAAATCGTAGTACATCGTTCAAGTCGTACAAGTATTTGCCACCTTTTACATTTTGTTGATAGCTGAACTTGCCTTGATCTCGAAAATCCTCGATTCGTTTTCTGCCCCATCCAGTAGCCTGCATGACGTCCTTGATTGGGACCATGCTGATTTGTCTTGAGACTTGTCTTTTAGCCTCTTTTAAAGCTTCGATGTTAAGCTTCACAAGGTCTTGAAATAGTTCATTTTTGAAATCTTCACCGAATAATTCCAAAGCCATTTGCTATTTCCTCTCTTTCTGTGATATACTGTAAGTGAATTTTTAAGTATGCGCCTGATTGCCGTCAGGTGCTTTTTTATTTTTATGTCGTGTAGACACTTCCATTTGTTGCATAATACGTCAGCTCGTTCATCTTATTTGTGAACCGCTCGTCTGTCGTAATCAGCAATCTCTCTTTAAGCAAGGTTGGTAGTCCGTAAAATCGGCTCTCAAACTGCTCAATGGTCCGTTTACGTTCCTTAGTGGTCACTTGCTGACAAGGAGCGTCTCGAAGCTGTGTCTTTGCTGAACTTAAAGGCATTTGTTTTCATGTTTCCTTTCGTTATTCTGTCAACGAGACTCTGCTCGTAAAGTTCTTTGAGGTGCTTGCCCTCAAAATTAGTTGTGATAATTGTATTCGTCCTGTTCTCAAGAATTTGATACAGGATTTTTTGCATCCAGTTATTGCCTTGTCGAATTTCATTCCCAACGCTTGACTCTTTGCCGAGATCATCCAAAATCAGGAAATCAATACTTTGCAAGAACTTCACAACTGAGCGTTGCTCCCATTTTGAGTCCTTATACTGAAAGGCCTCTTGCATCCGAGAGAATAATTCCATCGATGGCATATACACGACCGACTTGCGTACTTGAAGCATTTGAAAGCTCTCGTTTAAGGTCTTAGCTATCCCGACGGCCAGATGGCTCTTGCCAACTCCAGGCGGTCCAGAGATAATCGTATTTCCTTCGTAACGTTCTTTCACATAGTCAGCAGTAACACGCTTAGCGAAATTGACTGCTTCAGCGTCCTGGTCTGTATGAATTTCAAAATTCCCAACCGTCGCATTTTTCAAATCGCTTGGGATGATGCTCTCTTTCGCAAAGAGAGAGTAGGACCTTGTATCTCTGATTTGAGCTTCAGCAATAGCTAACTGCTCGCTTGCATTCTGATTGATGCTCTCTTGAACGCATTCAGGACAATAGGTCAGCGTATTACGAGTGCAAGGATTGACTGACTGCCACATATAGACCCCTTCGTGTTTTGGGCATTGTTGCTTCAACGTCTCAACCTGCAAGGCTCGTTCTTGTAATTCTTTACTTGATACTACTTGCATGCGCACCCCCTAAAATCCAAGCCGTGGATCAAATCCATCATCTGACAATTTCAAGCGACCGTTTGACTTACTACTTGACCGAGCAGGTTTCTGCCTATTCTCGACTAGTTCAGCGGTAACAAGACCTTTCTGTTTCCAATCCCTCAAGATGCTACTTAGATACTTGAAATAAGGCTTACCGTTGCCCACGCATTCCTTGATTGCTAACTTGATAACCTCTTTGCTATGGTCTTGCAAGAATGCCTTCAAGTCCTCGATTTCAAACGGTGTCGGGTATCGTCCAAACTCTAAAAATATCCAATCGTGAACAATACCAAGGTCATTTTCTGCGGGTGCGTCCTCTATACTATATAGAGTATTAGCACCAGCCCCCTCTGGTTCACTCAGTCTTGATAAATTAGTCTTGATATTATCAGTCTTGATTGACTGTATTTTTTCCAGTTCTTGACCTGTATTTTTTACAGCTCCATACTGTATTTTTTCCAGTTCTTGACCTGTATTTTTTACAGCTCCAGAAATATATAGACGATTAGGTTTATTAACCCCTTGCCTTTCTTCTTTAATCAATCCAAAGTCTTGCAATTCTTTCTTTGCTTTAATTACAGTTTTTTCATTGCAATTAAGCAATTCCATGAACTGCTGGTTTGTAAAGTAGATAAAGACATCTCCGTTTTTGTCATGCCATTTATTTTGAATAGACAATGTACGTCTATCAAAAATCAGCATGTACATAACTTTCGCCCTCAGACTCAAATTCTTGTATTCTTCATCCAGTAACCACTGCGGAAACTGATAGAAAGCGTTGTTCTTTACTTCGCTTATTTTCAATCATTCTTTCTCCTTTCTATACAACCACGTTTCGTGGTCTTGGATCCGAAAAAATTTCGCCAATATCTTTCCCAAAAATATCAGCGATAATAAACATTTCGTCAGATCTAAAAGAACTTTGTCCTTTTTCTTTCTGTCGGTATG